GCTTTCTGTTTAGCATTAAACTGAAAGACATACTTACCCATCTCATTGATCTTAGTGTCCAATGCAGACTGACGGGTTTGAAGGTCAGATAGAACACTATCTTCCCAACTTGTTACTTGGGTGTTAAGGCGGGCCAACTCTGTTTCTTCTTCTCTAATCAAGTTTAACTTTTCTTGCCTAGCAGTTTCAGAGATTTTTTGTAGTTCACATAAATGTTTTTTATGTGAATCTATTTTTGTTTTGTTTAATTCTAATTCATATTCATTTTCCCGAATCGTGTCTTTTAGCACGGCAATCTTTTCTTTCAATACAGTATTCATTTTAGAAAATACATTGATGTCTAGTAGATCTTCGATTACATCACGACGATGTTGTGCTGGGAGTTGCATAAAAGGAATGAAACTACTACTGCCCAGCACAACAATTTGGTGAAATGATTTGTGATTAAGTTTCAGAATATTCTGTTCTAAAATTTTCTGATATTCTTTGGCGTGACTATCTTGATTTAATAATTCGCCATCTTTCCATATTTCAAATACATTTGGTTTAAGTCCGCGAACTATTTTAAATTTTTGATTGTACGTATCAAATTCTATTTCTACCAAACAATCTTTGTTATTAATCGTATTAATAAGTTGTGGTTTATTTACATTACGATGCGCTTTACCAAACAAAGCAAACGACAAAGCGTCAAGCATTGTCGACTTTCCCGAACCATTAGCGCCTACCACTAAAGTCGTTTGCGTTTTATCAAAATCTAGAATAGTAAATTTATTACCTGAAGAAAGAAAATTTTTATATTTTAGAGTCTTAAATTTTATCATACAATCTCTAGGGTTTGCGCTTCGACCATTAATCCAGAAATTTTATTTTTAATAATTTCTTTGTCTAGATCGGTATCTATAGCATCAATATAAGTATATAATAATTTATCTGTAGTGTCAATAGATATATTTTTGTCTTCAACTTGAGATCCGGCAAAGTCCTGAAAATTTTCTGCTATCTGTAGTCCGAACAATTTTTTGGAAGCAACTCTATCGACAAATTTTTCAAATTCGGCGGGTTTAGATTTGTTTATAACTATTATTTTTACAAATTTTTGATCTAAATCCCTAACATCTGTTAATGCTTTATTTACTGCCCAAGAAGTTTTCCCAGTATCGTCCCAGTATATTTTTTTAAAAAGAACTAAAGGGTTTTCTACAGACTCTAGTTCTCTAGTTTCTGTATCTAAAACATGAAAATATTTTCTATCTTCGCAATCATTCCAAAAAAACTGCATTTGAGCGCCAAGATAATGTATGTTTTCGCTGTTAGATTTTGTATGAAAATGCCCCGTCAAAACTGCTTCGAACCTAGCAAACGGAGAAGAGTCCATACCAGAAGTACATTTTACTCCTTTTTGCATTTCATATCCAAAGAGTTCTAAATGTGCTGCTACAACCTGAGCATCACAGTTAGCAAGAAAATCTAAAGTCTTTTTTTCATTCTCTACATTAATCCATGGAACTAAAGCCACCTTTAAACTATCGTATTGAATTACAGTAGGCGATTCGATAATCCTAACCTCGCCCATATAGTGCCCTAGTAATTCTTTTAAAGAATTTAATTGATTTGTGTTTTTATAATAAACATCATGATTCCCTGGAATGATATCCATATGAATAGATTGATCGCGCAAAACATCAAGAAAAATTCTTCGGTTGTGACGCAACGCCTTGAAATTAATTGAAGTGCGATTTTCGTAATAGTCGCCGAGATGAAGTATTTTTTTAATGTTATGTTTTTTTAAATACGGGAAAAAAATGTCTCGATAAAATTTTTCTTGATAATCCATAAAAATATCAGAGGAATTTCTTATACCGCAGTGAGTATCATTAAGTATTGCTATTTTCATTTGTATTTTTTACTGTATAAAAAAATCGGATAAGTCGGAATCTTTTTTTCTAGGTTTCTTTTTTATCGTTTTTTTATAATCAGCAACTTGGTCATCCTTAAATTTAATAATATCGATTTTTTGACGTAGTTCTTCTATAAATGCAACAGAGGTATCGCTTCCATTATTGAACTCTTCGTCAATAAGCATATCAATATCAACTTCTGACAAGTATTTTAATTTAATGTCTTGTTGCTTCTTCTCCTTCTGGATACGCCGTAGGAACGCATACCAAGAGATCTGAGTGAAGTAAGCGAATGCATTGGGTTTCCCTGTACGGGTGGCCACCTCGAGGTTGTAGTTCTCAATTGCTTTCAGGCAGTTCTCGACTGCGTCCATTACCATTTCTTCACGATAAGTGTAGCGAACGAAGTTTGCTTTATGAGAAAGTCCTTCCGCGATCTTGAGAAAACATGATGCAATATAATCAGTAACCATCGGTCTGTCATCGCCATTAGTTTTTGCTAAGGTTGCTTTTTCTACATATTCAACAACAGCCTGAGAAAATGCAGCGTTATTAACATAATGTGGTTTTGTATTGGGTTTTGGTTTCGTTTCCATAATTTACCTTTACATTCAATAAAAAGTTTGCTATAATAAAAGAACGTTGTGTAGGAGTCAGAGTATATTAGATTTGCACAGCGTTCATTTTATATTCGAAAGATTCGTTCTCATAAATTTTAATTCGCTCGGCACTGTGTCGGAGAGTAAAGTTTGGTTTTCCGTTGTGCCGTAAATCATCTGCGATATCATACAGTCTTGTAGTTCTACCATCATCAGACATTCGTAGTCCTCTTCCGATTGATTGAAGAACTCGGATTTGTGATTTGGAAGGACTAGCAAATATGATGTTATGTATATTACGAATATTAATACCAGTACTAAAAGTGCCCAAGGACGCAAGAACAATCGCGTTAGTTTGTTTTTCAACAATTTTTCTAACCGACTCTCGGTCTCCTGTTTTGACTTCGCCTGACACATAAAACAATCTTTGTTCATCATTTAATTTATTCTCTATTAATTCTCTTAAAACTTTTCCATGTTTCTCAACTAAGTTAAAAAGAACTAGCGTATTGCCATCTAGACTGCAACACAAATTCCGAATGAATCGATTCCTAGACTCGCACGAAACAATAAAATCAATTTCTTCATGGTACTTCGCTTCTTTTAATTTCTCTCTAATTTCTTTAGCATACTGAAGTTGTATTATATTTATAGATAACTTTGCAAGAGTATTTTCTTTCTGTAATGCAACAGTCGTTGTAACTTTTTCTACAGGACCAAACAATCCTTCGAGCAAAAGTTTGTTAACATCGGTACCGTCCAACGTACCTGTTGTCCCAAACCTGAACTCAGCGCGTATTGATTTATTCATTATACTTGATAGCGACTTTGCTTTAAATCCGTGACACTCGTCTCCGAATATACAACCAAAATCTAAAAACCATTTTTGTCCTAACCTGTGTATCGATTGCCAAGTAGTTATTATAACTCTCTTGTCAGTTTCTTTATCTCTGCCTGAATAAATGAGGTGGCAGTTCTCTTCAGCGTCATATCCATATTCTTTAAAATCATTATACATCTGTTCCACGAGACCAGTGGTAGGAACTACGATTAATACTTTATTGTCTCGATTTTGTAAATACCAGCGCATCAATAAATATATTATAAACGATTTGCCCGATCCAGTAGGCGAAACTAACACAGATCTTTTATTTTGTATAGCGTGCGTTACAGCATCATACTGATAGTCTCTAGGTAAAAACGGCAACCCGAGTTTTGACATCCATGTAAGAAAGTTTAGGTGATTTAATTCTACTCGATTACCAATTAAACCGTATACCGTTTCCTTTAGTGAAATACCATATCCGCGTTCCGCAGCAAATTTCTTAATTTTCCAATATAGACCAGCGTTTATTTCTCCATTAGTTTTATTAAACATTCTAATCTTGCCATCCCAAACCTTGCGTCTGTATGCAGGCATAAATTTATAACCAGGAACGTAGAAACAAAAATAATCTGACAACTCACCAGCAACGCTACCAGAACAATTGACTTCTAGCATCGCATAGTTTTTTAATCTCAGTTGTATGATTTCTCTCATCAAAAACCTGCTTCAAACTTCTTATATTCTATTATGTTTTTAATTGTTTGGTGGCGCCATTTTAAATTTTCAATAATCTCTTTCAAAGTATAAACCACTGATTTTGCATATTCGATCTTTGCTTCGCTGTCTTGCATCTCAGGATCTGCTTCTACGTAATGTTCCATCTCACCTTTTAATATTTTTAAACCATTAAAAGGATCGGGATTCCACCCTAAATCTTCAACCTCTTCTCGTGAGAGTTTACCATTATACCACAACCATTTTTGTTTCATCAAATTCTTTTGTTGAAACTCCAATTTTTTTAATCGCAGTTTAGCATTGGATAACATCGACAAATATTTTGCGTGCAGTTCGGGTGTTACACGAGACGATTCGTCGATAGACGTAGGGTCAATACGGCAGTCAGACTGCCACTCTTTGAGGATACTTTCTAAATTCATAATATAATTATACTATATTACTAACCAATTGTAAAATAGTCAAACCTAAAAGTTACTGGAAAAGTGATATAATCGCCAGCGGAAGTTGCATTAAATTCAACGTTGCCTAAAGAAATAGGGAACGCATTAAGATATTTGATTGATTTATTGATATTATTTTGACTAGTCAAAACGTCAACTACGATATCGTTGTATGATGTTATAGGAGAGTTGTCGGTAACAGGTCGTCCTATTGTGGTGTTTTTATTATACCTTTTAGAACCCATATTATGTTCTTCTTCTACCATCCTTTCTAACCAGTTATAAATCTCAATGTAATTTTGCATATCTTCGTTCATTAAAAAATCTATGGTTAATGCACCATAATCTAATTTGTCCGGAAGCATTGGAATGTTAAGTCTTTTATAAGGTGCCTCCGCTACCTGAGCGTCGACATTAGGATGTGAAATAGATTGCGCAAAATACTGCGCCGCCGCATAGTTTTCACGAGAGATAGTTACTTTAAAACCATTCGGTTGTAAATAATTTATGTTGTCTATTTGTTCTGCCATACTCTTATTTATAAAGAAAAAAAAGGGCACCCGAAGGTGCCCTAAAACATATTATTGTTTTTATTCTATATCTTATAAACCGTCGTCGAGAATTCCGTCAACAGCGAAGATACGGTAGTACTGGTTAGTACGATTTGCAGCCAAACCATTAGCAGCTTGAACACCTACGAAAGGATTGCTCGCCATGCCGTAACGAGTCTTGAACCCGATACGTGGTTGGAAGTCATTCTCGCCAACCGCACGTACCATCTGGAGAGGCACGTATGGGCAGTAGAACACACCAGCGTCATAAGGATTCGTACCCTTATAACCTACAGTTACGTAATCACGAACCGCATATGGGTCGATGTATACGCGAGTACGACCGTTCAATACACCCGCGAAGGTGTTGCCCGTGTCGTCGACTTGCAAGCTTGCAGCAAGAGCAGGAGTGTAATCGAGCATACCAGCAGCGTTAAGAGCAGTAGCAACATCTGAAGAACAGATTACAATGTTACCCTTACCGCGACGAGTTTCTTTAGCAATAACATTTTGCTCACGCTCGATTTGTACCATCAAACCTTTGAACTTTTCAACCGACCAACGACCATCAGCATCAGTTGACAAGTCAAAGATACCTTTGGTAGCAACGTTACCTTGAAGGGCACCGATTTTTGCTTGCGCATTGATAGTACGAATTACTTCACGGTTAATTTCCGCAAGGATTTCTGTTGACAGAATATTTGCCAACTCAGTTTCAGCGTCAAGACCATGAATCGCTTTCAAGTCTTGTGCCAATTCTAAGGTGTATTCTGCTTTGAGAGCGCGCGAACGTGCAGTAACCGTTGCCTTCTCAATGGTGAAACCCATTTCTGCGAAGTCAGGGTTATTGCCACCAGTGCCTAATGATTCCGCGTCTTGCGTAGTCATACCAGCAGAAGCGGTATTGCCAGAAAGACCGCCAGGAATGTGCAGACCTTGTGAATCAACAATCGTGTTATCGCTATTGCCGTCCAAAGTACCAGCAAGACCAGAAGGTCCACGGTTACTAGCAGCATTAAGCGAATCCATGCTTAATGAAGAGTCACCAGAATAAGGTACATGAGGTTCAACGAACAATGCTTCTGTGCCAGCAGTTGCACCGCCACGAGTCGTCTTATGAACTGACCTCATAGCGAAGATCAGACCAGTAGGACCAGTCATAGGTTGAACGCCACATACGTCGTATGCCATGAGGTTAGGCATAGCACGACGAACGAGAGCGATAAGAACGGGGTCCCAACCAGCGCCAGCAGAACCAACGCCGCCAGTTACAGAGTTAGCACCAGCAGCGGTGTTTGCAAAAGCATTACCGACTGCGACTTCGTTAATTGAGTGCTCTTCAGCGAAAGCGCGCTCTTGGTTTTCGAGAACAGCTGCGGTTACTGCGCGACGATGAGAATCCTGGATACTACCAGCAGTCTCTTCGTTAAGCACAGGTGCCCACTTCTCGACTAATTTATCGTAAGAAATTTGCATTAGATACTCCTAATTTTTGTGTGTTTTTCTAATAGTTGCTAGATACTGATCCATCAAAGAAGAACTTTGAATATTTTGATCAACATCTAAATCTTCAGAAATTTCTTCTTGATCAGAAGACACTTCATCGTTTTTAAAGTAAGACTCTTTAACAGTCGTTACTTTATGAGTAAAAGACTCTTCGTCTTCAAAATCAAGAGAAGAAACTAAAGACATTAATTTTTCTACTTGAGTGTCAGCAAGATCGCGTGAATGCTCGCGAACGATCGCTTCGCGCTGATATGCTTCCAACTTCTGAGTCATTTCGATTACTGCACCAGTTTGTTGGTTGAGTTTTTCTTCCAACTCTTCAACCGATACAGAGAGTTCGTCAACTAGGTCAACTTTGGATTCAGGAACATCGATATAGGATTCGACGAACAGGTCTTTCAACGAGTTCATAAAACCTTCAGCGATTTCAGTGCGGAGACCAGTCTCCACAGCGAGTTTGTTCTCTTCCATCCAAGTTTCAACTACATAGTTGAGGTAGTTATCAACTTTCTCAACGAGATCTTCTGACTGTGCAGAAATTTCTTCGTCAAGTTTTTGTTGATATTCATCTTCCAAACGGGAGACTTCCTCGGTAATTTTGGATT